AATGCGTTACAAAGAATGGTACAGATGTCTACAGGAGCGATTGACTCTGCTGGCATTCCCGGAAGCATCAACGGCGAAGCTACTGCTGCTGGAATTAGCATGTCTCTTGGTGCTATTATTAAGCGTCACAAACGCACACTAATAAACTTCCAAGACTGTTTCCTAATACCGTTTGTTAAGAAAGCTGCGTGTCGTTATATGCAGTTTGACCCTGAGAACTATCCTGTTGCTGACTACAAGTTTGATGCTACTTCCACACTGGGCATTATTGCGCGTGAGTACGAAGTTACACAGCTTGTACAGCTACTGCAAACAATGTCACAGGACTCACCTCTGTACAACACACTTATAGAGTCCATCATTGACAACATGAACCTGTCAAACCGTGAGGAACTGACTGCTAGGCTACAGGAAGCAGCACAGCAATCACAGCCTACTCCAGAGCAACAACAGTTGGCACAGGCTGCACAACAGGCACAACTTGCCTTCCAGCAGTCTCAGACAGCAGCGTTAAATGGACAAGCTACTGAGTCACAAGCCAGAGCGCAGAAGATGGCTGTAGAAACTCAGTTGGCACCACAGGAGCTAGAGATTGACAGGATCAAGGCTATCACAACCAACCTACAGGCAGGCGACCAAGACGATAAGGAGTTTGAACGTAGGCTGAAGATGGCACAAACCATGCTGAAAGAGAAAGAGATTGATCTCAAGATTGGACAGCAGCAACGGCAAGGACAGTAACATGGTAATAACCTCCGTACAATTTCAAAACGCTATTGACCAAATCAACGCCAAGTTTGCAGAACTTGAAAACAAGATTAAGGAACTAGAAGCTAAGAATGAAGCGAAAAGGCCAGCGCAGACGCGCAAGACTAAACAAGAGGCCGCCTGATGGCGAAACCAAGGAAAGGAAAAGCGAAAGTAAAGATAACTTCTAGGGGAAGGAGAGTCTCCTACGGGCAGGCTGGCCCAGCAAAAGGCGGTGGCCCTAGAGTCAAGCCGGGAACCAGCAAAGGAGACAGCTACTGCGCTAGAAGTTTAGGTATTAAAAAACGACTGCCTAAGTCTAAACAGAATGACCCTAACACTCCAAACAACTTATCACGTAAGCGTTGGAAGTGTTCAGGAGCTAAGTCAAGAAAAAAATAAGGACTAATCACGATGGAATCTGAGTTTATAACTATACATGATGACCCTGAAACAAGTGCTTTACGACTTAACTCAGAGACAATTTCTTACTTAGGAGGTTCCCTCGTTGAAGCACAAGATCCTGACATACAGCTAGGGATTCTGGAGATGATTAAACAGCATTCTGCTTTTGTAATAGAAACTAGCACAAAAATAGTAAACAGAAAGTCCGGCAAGTTACGGGCGGTATAACAAGGAAAAACGATGTCTGAAAATTCAATAAGAGTACCACAGTGGGCGTTACCTATAGCCGCTGCTGCCGTAAGCCTTGCAGTTGCATGGGGCGTACTACAGGCTAACACAGCACACGCTAGCGAAGATAGGGAGCGCATAGCCCAGATAGCAGAGCAAGCTGCGGCAAAGGCACAGGCCAACGGGCAAGCACAGGCAGTGACGGAGCAGAAGGTCGAAGCAATCGTCAACTCGTTGGCTCGTCAGGAGAAGATCCAAGAGAAGACCAACGAACAGATACAAGCTCTCGTACAAGCTCTCTTGAGCAAGAGTTAGTCTATGATCCAGAACGACCAAACTTATTCTGCGACATGCGAGAATACAGGATGCTACGCTACGTCCAGCCCCCAGCCAAACGGCACAAAGTTGCGAAAATGTGGCTGCGCTACAACTACCAAAAATGCGGATACGGAGCGACTTTGTATGTGCGTAACCAAGGGCCAAGAGTCCTTGGAACAGCGTGGGACACAAAGCTGCTGCTGTTAACGTGGGAGCTACAGGCACCCACAGCTATTAAAACACAGGCTGTGAAAAAGAAAAGAAGAATCTAATGGAGACTATGCTAATCTTTATGTTGGTAATTCTGGAAAAGAATGTGCCTACGCTTGAGATAGCATTCCGCGAGTTAACTTCCTGCATTGAGTACAAAACAGCCTTAGTGCATCAAAATGTAAGCGAACACGCTATTGTAATGCCTAAGACTAGACACTTTGATGCGTATTGTGAACCCAGAGTAGTGCCTGTGGCTGACGTAGGTACTAAACTGTTACTTAGAGATCCACCAAAAAGAGAGGAAGACTGATATGCCGGGATATGGAATGAGCTACGGAAAAACTAGCGGTATGAAAAAGAAAAAGAAAGCCATGAAGAAGAAACCAATGCGTAAACCTGCTGGTAGAAAAATGTAAAATAATACTTGACTTTTTGTCAAAAGTATGATATAATCTAAACTGTATCTTAAACTAATTAAGGGAATACATAAGATGACTAAAGAACTTGAAGTTTACTTTGCTAATTACTTTGAGATGTTTCGTTTAGAAGGTTGGAAACAACTTCTTTCTGATCTAAACCAAAATGTAGCGCAAATAAACTCAGTTGAACAAACAACAGATAATGACAACTTGCACTTCCGTAAAGGACAACTTGCAATACTCGCTACGTTGTTTAACTTAGAAACTCAAATAAGTAATGCTGAAAAAGACGCAAAAGAACCAGAACAGGAAGAACTTGATTTAGAAGACAATGTTCAAGCTGTATGATTTTAAGTGTCTTGATGGGCATGTATTTGAAGCATTAGTACCTGAAACCCAACACATTATACGGTGTGAAAAGTGTGGTTACAGTGCTAAACGGATTATCTCTCCTATCAGGTCTTCTCTTGATCCAATAAGCGGAGACTTTCCTGACGCCACAAAGCGTTGGGCTAAGGCTAGGGCGAGCCACATCCAATACGAGAAAAAGCAAAGTTCGTAGCTAGAACCCTTTTTTTAATCTCTCCATAATACTAAGGTACGGAGTTTAATAATGGCTAAAATAATTGAGCGTGAGGATACGCAAGCGTCTACAGAAGACGTATTTGCGGAACAAGAACAACTAGAAGTGGAAGAACAGGTAACTCCTAGCGAACCTGAGATTCCTGACAAATACCAAAACAAGTCTGCACAGGAACTTGTACAGATGCACCAAGAAGCTGAGAAGCTATTGGGGCGACAAAGTTCTGAGGTAGGCGAGTTACGTAAAGTTGTTGATAACTACATCCAAGCACAACTCACAACGGAACCACAACAACAAGAAAAAGTCGAAGAAGTAGACTTCTTTACTGATCCTGAGAAGGCAGTAGCACAGGCTATTCAGAACCATCCTAAAATTAAGGAAGCTGAATCAGTAAGTCAACAGTACAGAATGCAAACTGCACTCTCTGCACTAAAGACTAACCACCCTGACATGGAAAGTATCCTAAAGGATACAAAGTTTGCAGAGTGGATTCAGGGATCTAAGGTTAGGACAAAGCTGTTTGTAGCAGCGGACAAGGAGTACGACTACGAAGCTGCTGATGAACTTTTCAATCTTTGGAAAGAACGTCAACAGATGATTGGTCAAGCTGCAAGTGCTGAGAAGCAGAGCCGCAAGCAAGCAGTACGCACAGCTAGTACAGGCAATGCCAGTGGTAGCTCTGAATCAAGCCCTAAGAAAATCTACAGACGCGCAGACATTATTAAACTTATGAAAGAAGATCCTCATAGGTATGCTGCTCTCCAAGATGAAATAATGAGAGCGTATGCTGAAAAGAGGGTCAAATAGTATATCTGAGGAGATATTAAATGACTGATTCTACATATCCCGCGACTGGGGGGTTTGTTGACAATACTAGTGCAGCAACCTTTATCCCAGAAATTTGGAGTGATGAGATCATCGCTTCATACCAAAAGAACCTTGTTTTAGCCAATCTTGTAAAGAAGATGTCAATGGCTGGCAAGAAAGGCGATACTATCCATGTACCTAAGCCTGTACGTGGCGATGCACACGCTAAAGCAGAGAACACTGCTGTAACTGTGCAGAACGCTACGGAAAGCGAAGTGCAAGTATCCATCAACAAGCACTTTGAATACTCACGCTTGATTGAGGATATTACGGATGTACAAGCCCTGTCTTCTTTGCGTCAGTTCTATACTGAAGATGCTGGTTATGCACTGGCTAAACAAGTTGACACCGACCTTCACTCGTTGGCTACTGGCTTGGGTACGTCTGGTACAACATCT